GGTGTTGCTAAAAACTAATAATTAAAAGGAGAAATAATATATGTCTAATTTTTCAAGTATGGAAGCTGATGTTATCGTTCAAAAAATTGACGAAACTTCAACTACTAAAAATCATTCGCTAGGTAAAATTATCCGTGCGGAAGATAAAGACACTACCAATTATGGTGCTGGTGAATTTATCTATTTAAAAGGTGTTGCCTCAACTGCTGTTGGTTCTTGGGTTCTTTATTCGCCCGATGATTTTTCAACAAGCCTTTTAGCCGCTAATGATATTGGTTCAGTTGCAGTCGCAATGTCTGCTTCTGTTGCCGATAATTATGGTTGGTATCAAATTAAAGGTAAAGCAGTTGGTAAAGCTTTAACAGCTTTTGCCGATAATGCAAATGTTTATTCTACTTCTACAGCTGGCTCGGTAGATGATGCAGTTGTTGCTGGTGATAGAGTGAAAAACGCAAAAGGTGCTTCTGCGGTTGGAACTCCGTCAGCTGGTTTAGCTGAATTTGAAATCGATAGACCATTTGTTGATGATGGTTTAGCCGCTTAATTAAACTAATATAGGAGAGGGAGAAATTTCTCCCTCTTTTTAATCAAAATAAATTTATTATGTCAAATATTATAGAACCAATTAATCAATATAGAGTCGAAGAAAAAGACAAACTACAAGTTCAATTCTTTGATAAAAAAAGACAAAGAACCAATGAAGATCAAAGAACTGTCGATGTTTTAGATAGTAATGAACAACCTATATACGATCTTTATGTTGAAATCTATAATAAAGATGACCCTTATTCGGTTTTATGCAAAAAAGTTGAAGGAAACACAGTTGCCTTTAATACTGTTCAAGGCGTTGTAAGATTTAATTACAAAGAAGTTTATCCAAAAGCTTTTGCAGTTTATGAAGAAAGAAAAGCAGGAAAAAATAAAGAAAATACAAAATTGCTTGAAAGTGAAATTGAAATTGAACAATTAAAAGCTCAACTGGAAAAACTTAAAAAACAAAACGAAAAAAAAGAATCTAAAGTTTCAAAAACTGAAATTAAAACAGAAAATAATTTAGAATAATGACTTTATTAAGCATTTGCACAGATATATTAAAAGAGACTAAATCATCATCTATTCCCGCAACTATTATCGGGAATAATGACGCTGTAGCTACTCAAATATTTCAAGCTATAAAAGTTAGCATAACTGATTTAGCAAGAAATTACCAATGGCAAGAATTACAAAAAGAATATACTTTTTCTAGTGTTATTGGACAAGCTGGCTATGATTTACCCTCTGACTTTGACAGAATAGTTGATAACACTTTTTGGAATGTTAATCAAAATTGGTCGATGATTGGAGGTTTAACGCCTGAAAGTTGGAGAGTTTTAAAAAATTCTTTAATTACTCAAGCGGAAACAGTTGAATATTATAGATTAAGAGCAAATCAAATAATTATTCATAGAACCCCGTCAGTTGTTGAAAGCTATGTTTATGAGTATATTTCTAAATACATAGTTAAAAGCTCAACTAATGTAGACCAAACTGAGTTTTTAACCGATTCTGATGTTCCTGCAATTGATGAATATATTGTAAGATTAGACACAACTTGGAGATGGCTAAAAAACAATGGTAGGGCTTACGCTGAGGAAAAAGCTAATGCAGATAAAGCAATTGCTGAAAGAATCAAATCAAATGGCTCTAGGGGAACTATAACATCAAAACCAATTGTGCAAATTTATAATTCTATGATTAGTGCATACAAACCAATAAATGTATGAGATACGACGCTAGAACAACACAATCAATAATGGCGGAAAGAAACGGGCAAGCTATGCGTGTTAATATAGAAGCACCTTACGGCGGTTTAAATACTCGTGATTCTGAAAGCCAAATGGAAAAAACTGATGCTGTTGTTTTAGAAAATATGATACCTGACCAAGGTTCAGTTAAATCAAGAAATGGTTTTATTGAATATTGCAGTATCACAGGATATGTTCAAACATTAATAGAGCATTTTTCGGCAGGAAATAGAAAATTCCTTGCTTGCCATAATGGAAAAATAAGCAATATTACAAACTCCGCAAGTATTGTTGAACTAGGTTCGGGATATTTAACTGACAAATGGCAATATATAGCTTTTAATGGTTATACATTAATGGTTAATGGACAAGACAGTCCTATAAAATATGATGGCTCAACAATTACAAGTAATGCAATAAATCCAACTGGCGGTAGTGCATCTTCTTTAAATGGTATTAATATTTTTAAAAATACTGTTTATGTTTGGGATACAAATTACCCTTATTTTTGGCACGGAGCAGTAAACGCAATTGCTGGAACTTTTCAAAAATTCGATTTATCTTATGTTTGCCCTGAAGGTGGAAATGTATTAAAAATGATAACAATTTCAAGAGATGGCGGTGCTGGTGTTGATGATTATTGTGCTTTCATAATGTCTAATGGTTATTCTATTGTTTACGAAGGCAACGACCCTAGTAAAGCAACTGATTGGGCTTTGGTTGGTGTTTACAAAATCGGTAAACCTATGAGTATTCGCTCAACTATGAAAACTGCGGGTGATGTAGCAATAATAACTAATCAAGATTTTATTTTGTTTTCAACAGCTTTAGGCAATGAAGGACAACAAACACAAAACACAAAATTAAGTGGTGCAGTCCAAAAAACTACCGAAAACTACGGCTCTAATTATGGTTGGGAAGTTGTTTCTTATCCAAAAAAAGCATTATTGTTTTTTAATGTGCCAGTTGCGACAAACCAAACTTACGAACAATATGGGTTTAACACTATTACAGGTGCAGGATTTAAATTTACAGGATTAAATGCTATAACTTGGGGTCTTTATAACGAAAATCTTTATTTTGGCGGTAATGGTAAAGTTTATAAAGCTGATACTGGTTTAGAAGACAACGGAAGTTATATTATTTGCAAAGCTCAAAGTGCCTACAATAATTTAGGTTCACCCGCTGAAAAAACTGTTAATGCGTATAGAAACACATTTAGAATTGATGGGAGCGCAACAATTAATACAATTGTTAATTTTGACTACGAACAAAACTCTTCTCAACAATCTAATTCTATTGAAGCGATAGGTGCTGAATGGGATGTTGCTGAATGGGATGTTGCTGAATGGAGTTCCGAAAATCAAACACAAAACAAATTAATTTATTCGTCTGGACAAGGTGTTGATGTGTCTATGAGGATTGAAGCTAATTTAAAAGGTCAACAGCTTAATTGGTATAGAACCGATTATAGCGTTAATGTTAATAATATTTTATAAAAAATATATGGCAGTTTATGGAAATAGTGGTTATTTAGAAAATTATTCAAAAGATCAAAAACTTTTTAATATTGAACCTGAATATACTAATTGGTGGGATGTAGGAGCTTCAAAAACTGGTAAATCTTTTAATGAATTAACCGATGCGGAAAAATCGCAATATTTAATGGATCCTGATATAGCAACAAAATTAGCACCTTATACGTGGAGTTTGGGTGAGTTATCAGAAGAACAAAAATTGCAAGGCGCGCAAGAAATGGTAAATTATTTTAAAAATTCTTTACCTATAACTTATACATCGCAACCTTCGACCCCTACATCTTATTCAACAGATTCAACCAATTACGATAATTCTATGGCTGACGCAGTTCAACAATCTTTACCAAGTTATAATGTATTTGCAAAATTAAGCCCTACAGAGCAAAAAGATATATTAATTAACAATCCTAATATTCTTACTCCTGAAGGAAGTCAAACTTATGATGCGGGAACAAATACTATTAAATTACAAGAATCTAATTTTACCAAAAATCAAAGACTTGACCAAGAAAGATTAGCAATGCAGTTATCAAGGGGTTTATCAGGTAATTTACCTTCAACGGATAATGAAGCTGTCAGAAATGCAACTTTTCAACTAGGCAAAAAACAATTAGATCCTGAATTAAAAAGCCAAAGGGAGGCATTAGCAACTCAATTAGCAAATCAAGGTATTCCTATCAATAGTGAAGCCTACAATTCTGCTATGAATAGATTAGATCGCTCGCAAGGCGATCAATTAAATAGTTTATCTTTACAAAGTCTTTTAACGGGTATTCAAACAGCCGAAGCACAAAGAGCCGCAAGATTCAACGAAATATCGTCTTTACTTGGTAGAAGTCAAGTTGGAGCTGGTTCTAGTTTTGGTCAAATGCAATCTAATTATCAAGGACTTGATTTAATGGGAGCTGAGCAAGCTGCTTTAAATAGAGAATCTCAATTTAGTATGTTAAACAAACAATTAAAAGCTCAAATGAAAGCAGCTCAATGGCAAGCCGCAGGAAATGCAATTGGCGGAATAGGAGCGGCTTTTTCTGATATTGCATTAAAAACTAATATTCAATTTGAAAATAAATTTAAAAATCACTTGCCTATTTATACTTTTGAGTATATAAATAAGAAACATGGAGACGGACGCTTTGAAGGCGTTATGGCTCAAGATGTAGAAAAAACCTATCCACAAGCCGTCAGTGTTAGCTCCGAGGGTTATAAAATGGTTGACTATTCTCAAATTGGCATAGAATTTAGGAGAGTTTAACATGATTAGCACTTTAGGAAAGCCGACAAAAAGGCAACTTTTAGAAAATGCATTAGCAAGAAGTCAAAATTTACAAGACTTTGCAGGAGACTCACAAAATTTTGGTGGTGGAAGAGCAGGAGCTTTTGGAGCTATTGCACAAGGTTTAACTGCTGGAATAGGAGCTTATGCAGCTTATAAAAATAAACAAAAAATAGCTCAAATAGAATCAGAAGATATTCAAAAATTTAGTGATTTTGCTAATGAAAAAGGCGATACTGATTTAGCTGGAATAGCTGAACAATTAACTCCTGAAACAAGGCAAGCTTATTATATGCAAAAATTATTGCCTGATATGATGCGAGGTTATGGTTATCAAGCTCCTGCATCACAAAGAGAATATGAATATTATAAAACTTTAACAAAAGAACAACAAGCTCAATATCTTCAAGTTAAAAGAAATATAGCTGGTGAAGGTGCAATTGTTGGCTCAACTGGAACAATTAACACATTAGAAGGCTATGGAGACGCTGGAGCACAAAAAACAGGAATGGA